TTTGCTATCTGCTGACACTCTTCAGACTTATCATTTTTATCAGGATGGAGTTTTAAGAATGCGCGCTGACTATTTTTTTTTAATATTTTCTCATCACCAATGTCTTCCATTTCTGTACATGCTTGGTCCACGTCATAATTATGAGCTTTACATTGAGACAAATCAGCCATGGTATGTATAAGTATACACTACCTATACATATTTTCATGAATTACATGTTAAATAGTTTGGTACGCAATTGAGACATTGTCTTATCACTAATTTGTATATCATTAAAATAATTTGAAATCTCTTCTGGTGTTGATTTACGTCCATTAATCTTTTGTGTTACATGAGTATCAAGGAAGTGTAATGCATACATACCGCATTGACCATCTTCCAATTGATGCTCACGTATCGTCTCGTATTCAGTCATTCCTCCACCTTCGCGCTTGATACGATCCATAAAGTCCCGAATTTCCCCGGGACAAGGGCTACCCACGCTGTCAAAATACATAATATATTTCTTCTTAAAGTCGGCAAACAATGACACCCAGTGTGTTCCCGGGCCATCATGCGTGTCCAGGTTAAATACCCATCCCGCTCGCTTATAATCGCCCATGCCCTTGGGACTAAAATTGCATATTTCAGGAGTTATGCATGCGCCTGACCATGTACGTTGCGCAAAATCAATGGGCGCAGGGGAAAAATAGATGAAATCAGGGTAAGCCTCCATGTATTGATACATTACCGAGTCTATATCAACATTCGTGAGCCATGTGTCCATGTTTGTCCGCCACTTCTTTGGCGCAGATGGTGCAAAGTGGAGAAACCGCAGCCGCACGGCAACATCAATAGGAAGCGTATTTAGCCAGCACATTTCATTTTCCGAGCATTTTGGCATACGCCTCTTTAATGCGCTCAACATTCCCTTTTTGGTATCCGCCTTAATGGGAGAGCTATTGTGCCGGTTAAACTGGGTCACTAATTCTCGAAGTGCGGATTCCGTAAAGCATGTTGGTCCTCCTCTATATCTGGGAGCACAGCGGGTTTTATTTTTAGGCGTTCGTTTTTGCGGACGCGTTGATTTGGTATTTGCAGTTGGCATCTGATATACCCGTAGAATTTATCCTCGTTTAACCACACGGTCAGAACTCCAGAATGACCAACCAGAAGCACCCGCATATTTTTGTACCTGTTCTTCTTCATAACGTTCTCGTTCGTCATCAGTCTCTTGCTGTATTTTTTCAAGTTCCCATGTTCTATGCAAGCATTTAACAAATGACCGAAACAAAACATACATATCGCTATTCACCATTTTCCCGTCAATAATGTCCTCTACTTGGGACATTATCTTACCTTTTTCCTTCTGCATATCTTTAAGAAACGTATCGCCGTAATTTTCAGGCTCCTTTACCTCCATAACCTTTCTGTAATTCTTTGCGTTCAACAAACATTGAAGGGTTATATCATTCATTCCGTTGGTGCCTTCATCATCACTCACTTTATCTCCCTCTTCTTCTAATAAACTAACATCATCGCAATCATCCTCCTGTTCCATATAATCCATATATACAATCAGTATGTTTTGAGTTGTTAAAGTAACCGCAAATCATCAAAAAATGTCGCGGTAATGTATAATGTCCAATTTAGGAGGAAGCGCACAAGGATTCTCAGGAAAACAAAATAGACTCGGGTATAGACTTGGTCAAGAATCGGCCACGCGTCGTGTTGTGCGTTTATCGTGGAAACCTTCAGGAACTAATTACAATGACGTAAAATATCAGAAGGCCACTACCGCATCATCGGGCGATTATACCCGTTATCGTCGTGAACGCGCGACTGCAAAAAACTACAATGACAGTGCATTGTAAACCAGCAACATTTTTCTCAAATACTGAGAAAAATGTTTATTTTGCTCTTTTCATGAATTTATATACAATATATGTTCCAACCAGTGTAACTGCTCCAACATATGCATGGATCGAGACGGTATTTAATACGTTATTTAATACGTTATTTAATACGTTATTTAATACGTTATTTAATACGTTATTCTTAATTGCGTCAATAATACGGTAATCCGTACCATCATCATCTTCGGGTAAAAATGTGATAAACGGTATTTGGTTTTCATCAAGGGAACCACATTGCTCAATATAGTCATTCACTGGATCAGAACTTATCGGTCGCGTCGACGGTTGTTTATAATTATGTTTATTCACGCACGCCGGAACTTTCGTTATGTCTTGTTTAAAGTAATTCACAAACATTATATTATACATACAGCATTTAATATCAACTTGTGTACATATCAAAGGTCATTTTAATAGGCCCTGCTCCATGAGTCAATGTCTTCTTATAGTTCGGGTAACCGTGGTCGGCACATGGCGTATTGGTACCTTCCGCTGGTAACAAGTTCTTTTCAAATTTATGGTACAGGTCGTAATCATCGGGCGACATACAAGCCTCGCCGCACTGATTAAATATGTCATCAATAGACCAGAATTTCGCGAGACCAACAGAGGAGTCACACTCCTCACAGCATGGATCAGTGTCGGGTTTAAAAGGGTTCCAAGTTGCTCCAACATTAGACATCTGCTTTTTAAGAGAAGCATGCAAGCGAAGCGAGTCAACGTACATCCACTCCACTGCCCGGGCTGGACTGAGTAGCTTGCAGTAGTGCATTCCTGCAGGGCAAGGCAGATGCTTTCCCTCTACTCCTTTTTCCCCACAGGGAAAAGGGTTTGAATTTTTGTAGGGAAACGAAGCTGAAAAAAGTTCCACCCCCTGATCACCGCGATCGTTGTAATCGAGCCCAGACCAGATCCAACACGGACCCGCTGCACAGACTTTCTTGTCCGCCTGAGACACCACTAACTGCTGTCCCACGCTCTCATAGCGTTTGCGGGTGGCGTCGGGAATGAGGTTTAGTGCATAATCAATTGCAGCCTGGTTGATTTCTGCGCAGCGGGCTGCTTCCAAACCGTCTGATACGTCGAGATCCAAAGCCATGGCTCCCGTGACATTGGCTGCCTGCCAAATCGCCTGCCGCGATTTCATCTTGGACTTCAGTTCTTTTGCAGAGACGGGAAGAAAGCCTGAATCAACGGTATCGGATCCGATAGAAAACCGCCAAATATCCAACTCCGATCCCGTCTCGTACCACACTTGGGTGACGGAGGTCATTTCAAGCGTGCAGCGCGACGCATCATCGCACAGTGCCGATTCCTTGCCGTTACCAGGGTTCCCCGAGGGGGTGTTCGCTGTCTTCACACCCGTGGCGTGGTCGGTGCCCGCATGCACCTTGGGTAAGTGACAGGACGGGTCTTCCTCTGTGACGATATGCTGCGAATCCATCGTGGTAAACTCAAGACCCTTCACATCGCCACCCATAATGGTTGTTGCCCGCGCTGTCCATGGGGTGCCCGCAGTACAACCCGGTTGCTCGGGACAAGTTCCGTACTCAAGACCTCCGTACTCATCGACTGCCTCGCAGTAGCATGGAGGCTTGAACTGATGGAACCCCTCCATCTGCAGAGCCTCAATCAGGGGCGCAAAGAGCTCTTGCGATGCAAGCATACGTGCATCCAGTTGGCTAAACGAAGCATCCCCAAGAATGGCCTGCATGAAATAAGACATATCAGCGGCTACCAGTGCGTGCGCTTCGTCGTAAGTGATCTCCGGAACAAAGTCTCGTTCCTTAACGAGCAAAGGGATTTCCCCGGAGGCGAACTGCATGTGAGACATTCCCTTGATGGCCGTTACTGGGAAGTAATGTGCATTCTTCACAGGATCCTCTGCCATGTTAATCATCGTGAACGAAGACTCGGCAATGCGAGAAATGCGACAGAGTCCGTCAAGCTCGCCCCCGATTGTAAGTACAGGACAAGTAGGATATGCATATTGACCAGGTCCTTCTTCCGCCACCGCATCAGACTTAAATGATCGTGTCAAGAATGATCCCATAAGAACCATCCCCTTCGGGTTATTGAAACCATCGGGGAGCTTCTCTGGCTTAGAAACCAGGGAAGAAATTACAACGCCCCCAAGAGAGTGACCACTGTAGAAAGTTTCGTGATCGGCGGGTAGTCCCGCCTCCAGAAGCGACCCTGCTACACGATTTACCGCCTTCTTCATTCCGAGTGTGGACACGTTCGCGGGTAGAGACGGAATGCCCACCCATAAACCAGGAATCAGCTTTTGAAGGGACTCCATTAGGGGGATGTAAGCATCGGGTCCTATTCCACAACCAGGGGCGAGAATCATGGCTATATCACTGCCCCTACTCGCATCGTTTGGCGTTAGAATAATATCCTTATTGCTGCACATAACTGCACCAAAATAAGCTATAAGACACAGAATGTTCAAATGAGAAGATACAAACATTATATTATACATAAAGCTTTATTATCCAAATACTTTCGCAATGTATGGTATATGAAAGAAGATACCGCAATTGATCCTAATGCCGTATATAGAGCACTTATTTCATCACAAAGAAATATGTTTGTAAGTACCACAGTTGCAATTGCACTTATCGGTTTTAGTAACACCTTTTCCGATCGTAATTTACGGTTATTGATGACCGCATTGGGGAGTGCAATTCTCATCATCTCCATCATTATTGGTATGTCTGCTGCACAGGAATTTGCAAGTTTCATGAACCATCATGGTGATCTTATTCCAGAATATGTACCAGAAGGCACGTGGCAACGCATACCTTACTTACACTACGCATTTGTTTCTGTAATTGCAGTTTTCTATCTTACGTTTACCTTTGTAGTTTTCTTGCAGTAGAATGTATGTTTCAACAACATACATTCCATATACTTAGAATGCGGCATTGAAATCGAATACATTCGCATCTACCTTCTTATTGGCAAGCGAGTATTCAGAGTTGGTGCGCTCGAAAAAATTCACCTTGGTTTCTACACTGATCAACTCCATGAAATCAAATGGGTTAGCGCTGTTGTAAATTTTATCGTATCCAAGTTGCACACACAGACGGTCAGCAACAAACTCGATATATTGACTCATGAGCTTGGAGTTCATACCAATCATACGACAGGGGATAGCCTCCAAAATGAACTCCTTTTCAATTTCTACAGCCTCGGATACAATCTCGTGAATGCGTTTCTTCGATAGCTTCTTTTGAAGCTTGGTATACAACAGAATAGCGAACTCCGTATGGAGAGCTTCGTCGCGAGAGATCAGCTCATTTGAAAATGTGAGTCCTGGCATAAGGCCTCGTTTCTTGATCCAATAGATGGAAGCAAAACTTGAAGAGAAAAATATTCCCTCGACCACTGCAAAGGCCACCAACCGGGCCGCAAAGGAGCTGCGGTGGTCGCCAATCCATTTTCGAGCCCAGTCGGCCTTTTTCTGAATGCAGGGGAAATGATCAAGTGCATTAAATAGCTTGTCGCGTTCCTGCTTGTCTTTGATGTACGTATCGATCAATAGGCTGTACATTTCACTATGGATGTTTTCAATAGCAATTTGGAAGCCGTAAAAAGCTCTGGCCTCGGCCAGCTGCACGTCACCCATAAAGCGAATGGCCAGATTTTCCAATACAATTCCATCGGATGAAGCAAAAAACGCCAACACCATACTGATAAAATGTTTTTCGTCCTTACTCAGCTTTTCCCAGTCACCCAAATCACGAGACAAATCACATTCCTGTGGAACCCAAAAGCTATCCACCGATTTTTTATACATCTTCCAGATGTCATTATCCTTGATTGGAAACATTACATAGCGGCTATCGTCAGGAGTAAGCAAGGGTTCGGTCGTCGTGGAATCCGTCATTCCTAAATTACAATAAAGAGGGTGTAGATTTTATGTTTTTTCATAAATGAATATTTGTTAGCATATATTGATTAATTGTAATTGTTTTAACAGCAAAAATGCTAATAAAAATATATTTCTAATTATAATAGGTTAGGATATAACATTTTAAGAGCTCGTTGCGTTGAGAATTTGTGATAAGAACAGCTCTTACTAATGGTTGTTGGGTTTTTCTATGTCTCGACCTTCGTCAAGAAGCATAATTCCCATTGCCGCATAATTATGTAAATCAACAAGTGTGTCACGGATACCCTCATCATCAACCAGTGCAATTCCATTATTTGTAATAGACATAGATCGCTGGATTTTATCTCCGATCCGCATAAGAACCCCAATAACACCATATTTGGCAAAAGCGTCTCCATAATCAGCGTTTTTCTTCTTAAATAGCTCAAGTCCGGCGCGTTGGACCATTTCCATTTGCTCAATGCGATTCATTATATACATCCATACTTGGTTTTTATATATTTTTAATATTATTCCTGTGTAACATGAGCATTAACGGTAATAAATAATATTTTTATGAATTGTTTTCAGTTTTTTATTTTATATAGAGGCAATATATATTAGCGCCCTCTCCCATGCACAACAAAAATTCTAAGACTGATGGGTCCCGGCGTAACAAACGCAGCAAAAAGTACATTGATGCCCGCTTTATGGATGATATGTACGAAACATCCGAAACGGTTAGTAATACAGGCGATAATTATCAGTACCTATCCGTAGGTGAAAAAGAGCGTCTGGAGAACATGTTTACCCGCCCACAAAATATCAGTCAGGAACGATATACCAGAGTGTTAGGACAAAAGAAAAGCAAGATTGTTGTTGCCACAGGACCTGCAGGTACAGGAAAGACATTGTTTGCAACTGAATATGGTATTCGTTATTTTATGAGAGGCACTATAGAAAAAATTATTTTCACACGGCCATCGGTAGCAGTAGATGAGGACATGGGATACCTTCCTGGTACCCTTGAAGACAAAATGGCACCATGGGTACGTCCTATTTATGATATATTATACACATTTATGAGCGTAAAAGAAGTGACTGAGCTTATCGAGGAGAAGAAAATAGAAATTGCTCCTCTTGGTTACATGCGCGGGAGAACCTTTAAAAATGCATGGATTATCGCCGACGAAATGCAAAACTCCACCGTTGCTCAAATGAAAATGCTTCTCACGCGCATCGGAGAAAATAGTAGAATCGTTATTACCGGCGATTTACAACAACATGACCGAGGAGAAGCAATGAATGGTCTGGAAGACTTTCTCAATAAATTTCGCGGGCGCCGAAGTTCAAGTATTACCAGTATTGAATTTCAAAGTGACGATATTCAGCGCGAAGAAGTAGTGAAAGAAGTACTTGATATATACGAGAATGAATGTATTCCACCTGCATATCGTGACGATCCCTTATTCATTTCCACAAAAAATGAAATGGACAGCACAAGCGACCTATCTGACGATATAATACCAGAAGAGGTAGATCATACAGGAGAACCTGATGTAAACTCATCAGAAGTGTGTGCTACAATTGTAAATGATGTAGTAAATCTAATTGCAATTGCCGTTGAAAATTCTGTTTAATGTCTCATTTTTATTCGACTGTTATACTATAAAGATGAGATTGATCAAAGAAACTACCGTTATAAATGTTGTTGTATTGTTTGCGCTACTCAATGCAGCATACCTCATTTACTATAAACATATGCCTGCAATGTTTGCATTTTTATTGACCGGCCTTATTGTTTCGTTTTTTACGCGTAATGTAACTATTGTGCTTACCATCGCTATTATTGCAGCACACACCTTTATTATGTACAAGAAACAGCGGAAGGAAGGTTTAGAAAATAAGGACAAAAAGTCCAAGAAAAACTCCGAAGATGATGATGAACCAGAAGACCCCATTGACGAAGACGATGACATGGGGGATGATTTTGCAAATATGTCCAAGGACCAATTAAAGGACATGATAAGTAAGAGAAAAGACATTCAAGAGGACCTTACGAATATTCTGAAGATCCAAAATGAGGTCGTTGGTGGTGCACAAAAGCTTGAGCCCCTTATGAAAAAAACGGAAGCATTTATCAACAAATACAAACACCTTGAGGATCTTGGTCGTAAATTCATGAATGAGTCATCGGAGTAAAATCGTATCTTATTGTATATGAACCCTGATCTTATACAATTAATTTTAATCATTGCAATATTTTCGCTGGTCGGCGCATATTTATATGAAGAAGCGACCGGCGTTAGTATACACAAAGCTACGAAACATTATTACAATGAAGCTTTGTACACAGTAGGGCTTAAAAAACGACCAAAACGAGAAGCATTTGTAGGTAAAATCGTTAAGATTTTTATCGGTATAGGAAAAATCCTGACGAATGTGCTGGGACTCGCGAAGTTCTTTGTAAATCTGTCTACTGGGACATTATTCTTAGTAACGGGTGCTATAATGGCAGTGTCGCTATCTATCATGTCAATCATGAAGGGGTTTTGGGAATGGTTCGTGCTAACTCTTTACATAATAGAATTCTCATTGTCTCACCTCTTCTGTTTTATGAAAATACTGTTTACTGCGCCATCATGCTTATTATGGTATGCTCTTGAAACATTCGGTAAGATTCTTTACCTATGCACATTTGGTCTTCTGATTGGCATTATGGCACTATTCGGCATTGATCTGAAACCCGCTGAGGCCGCAATGTGGAGAATGCTTATGTATTTAGACAGAATCGTGTTCGGACTCATCGGATATCATTTCTTACACTTCCCTCGTTGGGTTCGGGATCTCTGCTACAACTGCAAACGGTTAAAAACATCAACTGTAGGAAGTCAATTTGCACGATTAAGTGAAGTCGTTCTTAAAGACGTTCCAAATGACGCCAAGCCCGGATTGTCGTTAATGGAGAAAGGTGGTTCTCAATTCATTGACGCACTCAAGTTCATCAAAAAGGCGCTTGGGTAAATATATGTCTGTATTGTAATGACAAGCCATTGTCCTCCTGGCGTAATATGTATTGAGAACATGACCTTATTCATGTTAATAATCGCAATTGGTATTACGTACTATGTAATGCGTATCCCAGAACAAAAGTCTTCTGTTATACCGGAAGTAAACGTAAAAGTAACAAATGAAAAACAAGACAATATTTTTTCGGATCCATTTAGAGCACCTAAAGACCATACACAAGGTGTCCCTATTAATACGCGCACGCGCGGTCAAGACGACAACTTTCAACAAATTGGTATCCTCACCCGTCAAGGTTCTCCGGAAAACTTGATTCTACCCCTAATGGGCCGGGCATCTGACCGGGGTCGTGATTTATGGGAGTACTATACCACGTCTAATACCGGGTCCGTAAATACGCGCCTCCCCATAAAGGTAAATGGCAAAAATTGTAGCTCTCAGTACGGCTGCGATTCCATTGTAAGTGGCGATACGGTATTTGTTGACGGTTACAACGACGTATTTACAGTAACCAAATACGAAAACGCAACTCTCCGATACATCCCCACAATTTTGTAATCACACCATTATTGTTATATTTTGTATACCTATACAGTATATGGCATCATTTAACCCAAATAAGGAACCAGATTTAAATAGAATACTCATTCATGATTTTAGCACGTCTCGTTCCCTTAACCTTAACAATAATACACTACGTAAACTGAATGATTATGTACAAATTACCCGTCTTAATAGCATCTATCCGGATAAGACGATAACGATTGAGGGGGTCGATTATCTACCAACCGAATTCTATTTTACGGGAAAAATACATAATATATCAGGTCTCACGCAAGCGGGAGAGATTGTAATTAAGCACACCCACTCAAATGAAAGTGAGTTGTATTTATACTTGCCTATCATGGTCGATCCTGTTGCCGAAAGTACTCCAGTAAGCAATTTAATCTCGTCCGTTGTAGAGTTCAACAAGGATGATGATACCACACAGCCGTTTAATTTTGCTCGCGTAATTGATAAGCAAAAGAACGCATTTTATTACAAAAACAACAACATTATTTCGGTTGTATTTACTACTCCGTTATTTGTACCCGAATATCCAGATACATTCAGAGGAGTACCAGAATTCATAAAAGCGCCCAACATGAAGGACTATTCAATCATTCCACTTAACCTTACAAACGATGAACAAATATACATCGATTGCAATCCCACCGGGGAAAGTGCTGACACCATTGCTGCATACAATATCCCCATCAACAGTGAATACTCGAAAATTTCCGCCAACAGTATGTTCGAGCGTCACGCAACGTTCTCAGGAATGTTCTTGATTTCGCTTATTGGTGTCTATATGATCGTACCGTATTTTTACCGCTCGTACATTATTGAGAGCACCATCATATGGGGGAAAGATGAAAAAACCCGTAATACCATATGTCCAGCAAACGAAAAAGACTCATTTATTGAATGTATCCATAAGAGAATCGCGGAATCAAATTCAATCATATGGTACATCTTTTTTGCAATCATCATGCTTCACTTTTCAGAAGGGCTCATTGAGAAAAATTCTACCCAACTGGCAATTTCCATGTACATATTTATTGGTTTTGTGGCAGCAGTGATGTCAATTATGACACGCGGCTCGAATCCACAATTCTATTTCTACAAGGGAGAACAGCTATATCCTCCCCGGGAGACCGAATATGCCAACTTTAATTGGCTTCCTGCAAGTATCCTACCTTCATGGCTAAAAATTATGGCGCATCCAGAGAACTTTACGGGTCAAGGCATTCGGTGGTATGTTATTGCACTCCTTATTGCCGTATCATTATTAACTGTATTCTTGACATTGCCTTTGACAGGAACGGTAAAAACTGGCATGAGCATTCGCGGTATCGTTTTTTCTGGAATACTTTACACAACTGCAATCACGGCGTTCTTAACCACAGTATTCAATCGCGAACCCGAAGCATTCAAAATTAACCAGGACCTTGGTTTCAGCAAGTAATGCGATTTGATGGTTAACATCAAATTACAGAGATTTAGATAGCAGACGCGCCGTTCACATCAGCAGCGGTAGGCTTGAATGAGGTGTCAATCAAGGGGGCAATTTCGCTGTTAATCGGGGCAAATTTTGCCACGAGTTCTTCCTCTAACGTAACCTCATCCGCGGGCTGAAGTTCATTCATAACAATGTCCTTCTCAAGCTGGCTGGGAGTATGCTCTTGGATAGCATCACGTGCCACAACATATCCCGAACGTTCTACAAGAATGTATAGGGCATATACGCCGAGAATGACAATAATGACAGGTTGTTTCCTAAACAACATAAGTCCCGCAAGTACAGCAATGAGCTTTCCTGCGACAGAGTCCATGACGCGCGCGATAAAACCAGGGGTTCCCAGGTCAGTGGTGATGTAAAAAAGTAGGGCTCCAACCACAACGAGTTCTTTGACAGTAAGCTCGGGGAGAAATTTCATTATATACTATACTCCAGGATTTTTTCACGCAAAATGATATACGGATTTTTACTGTATTACATATACCTATGGAATTAACTATTGATGAAAAAGAAAACATTCGCAAAACCTCTCGTATGGGGTCGCGCGGCTACGTTATAGCTAAAAGTGTACTATCGGAAGATCAGTTAGACGCACTTCGTAAAGATCTATATGCCAAACCCGAAGTAAACGCCATGATTGGTGGTGCAGTCGATGGGTTTTATTGCTACCGGGAAAGCGAGAAGAAGATCTACATCCCGCGCTTCTATGGCGAACGCATGTTTGGCATCCCAGACACAACCGATCTATGCATTCATGCATCTGATGGGGAGCATCTTGCGTTCCCAAAGGAACTCCGCGATTATCAGAAGGATATTGTAAGTCGATACGTAAAACATGTGAATACCGACAAGGGCGGCGGAGCCATTCTTGAAGTGCCTTGCGGTAGAGGAAAAACCGTAATGGCGCTCAAAATAATAAGTGAACTCAAACAAAAAACCCTCGTGATTGTCCACAAAGAGTTTCTCCTCAATCAATGGGTTGAGCGAATTCAGGAGTTCCTACCAAACGCACGCGTGGGGCGAATCCAAGGAAGCACATTCGATGTTGAAGATAAGGACATTGTAATCGGTATGCTGCAAACCCTATACATCAAGGACTTTGGGAAAAGCGCATTCAGTGAGTTCGGTCTCACAATTATAGATGAGGTTCACCGAATCGGAAGCGAACAATTTTCAAAAGCGCTATTCAAAGCAGTGACGCCTTATATGCTGGGTATTTCTGCAACCGTCGAGAGAAAGGACAAACTTACGCATGTATTATACATGTTTATTGGAGAACGCATTTATTCCGAAGAACGTTCGGGTGATGATGAGGTTATGGTAAGAGGGGTATACTGGAAATCAAAAGATAGTGATTTTAACGAGGTGGAATATGATTGGCGAGGGACACCTAAATACAGCACAATGTTGTCAAAAGTCAGTAATTTTGGCCCTCGTAGCGATTTCCTGGTAAAAATGTTAGAAGACCTCATTGCAGAAAATAACAATAAGCAAATCATCGTGCTCACACATCAACGCGCACTCCTTACTTACATGTTTGAGGCAATCGAACATCGAGGGTTTGCAACTTGTGGTTATTATGTAGGTGGTATGAAGCCAGCCGCACTGGAAGAAAGCGAAGGTAAACAGATTGTCCTCGCAACATATGCAATGGCAGCAGAAGCACTTGACATCAAAACACTATCCACATTGGTAATGGCATCTCCTAAAACCGACATCACCCAATCTGTGGGGCGAATCCTGCGCGTGCGCGGCAACAACCCAGTGGTTGTAGATCTTATCGATCCCCACGAACACTTTATGAACCAATGGAACGCACGGCGCGCGTTTTACAAAAAAAATGGGTATCGGATATTCACGTCAAACAGTGACACGTACAAGTCCATGACTGATACAAATTGGCGTCTATCTCATGATCCCAATGCCCCCGTTAAAAAAGAGGCAAAAAACAAGTGTCTTATCAAATTTTAGTATTCTTTACAGATTAAGAAATCTTACAAAAACGACGGAAAATGATAATTTATGGCTGTATGTTATATGATACCCTTATTTGATCAATTTACATACCTTCATTTTGCTGTCGGTATAGTTGCCTATTTTTGGAACATATCTCTACTGTTCTGGCTTATTCTACATACTGTATTTGAGTTTTTGGAAAATACCGAAATGGGCATAAATATTATTAATCGGTACATTGTTTTCTGGCCAGGCGGAAAGTCAGGCCCTGATCCTTTTATAAATAATATCGGAGATACGATTGGTGCATTCATTGGCTGGGCGTCTGCATACTATTTGGATAAAATAGGAAACAAATACGGATGGTACAACCTCCATATACACCATTGATTATTTGCATAAAATTGATTAACTTGTTCCCTGTATTTTATTGTATACTAACAATATTGCTATGGACATAATACCTCAAGACGTGGAGCCGCTGATATTCAAGTGCCTTGGATATCACGATTTGACATTTTGCAAATCTGCATTGGAATATCGAGATGCGACGGCGGACAAAGCCGCCCGTAAAATTCAAAACTTATTCATATGTTGGAATACCAGAAAAAATGCACTGGAACGAAAAATTATATTAAATTCATTACGATCCTTCGGTCACCAGGAGTTTATGTTCTTCATGACATGGATGTTTCGGTTTGAAAATATGAGATCCACATGGCCTGCATTTTACGCACTGAAAACCGGGTACGAAGGGTTTGTAAAACCGATTATGACACGGTTTGAAGTATGGGAATTTATTAAGAATCATGTTTCGATGGAAGCTGTAAAAAAGATTGGTTGGTAAACCAAACACGCATCAATTGGGGGTAGGAGCTAATTCCTCCAATTTTTGCCGCAATCAATACATGTAATAAAGATCGTGGCTGGTTCATCCGCACTTCGCGTCTGCAATTCATAATACGTACATTTCTTTGATTTGCAACGTTTGCACGTAAACATATCCGTACTTGCCTCAATCCGCTGCGACATCTTGCTTTCGTCACGCTTCATCTTTCGTGTAATAAGATCTTTCCAACGTTCGGGGTTAATCTCTTGATGTGTCATAAATGCCAATTGCTGGGACTCCATATCTCCAGTTTTGATTGCCTCTATAATTGCCGGTTTGGTTACATTACTAAGAACCGTCCAGAGCTTTGATTGATATATTTTTACAAAATGCCTGTTCGACCATTTTTTAATAACTTTACGATATTGTGCCTCGCGTATGGTAAAGTTAAAGATTCCCTTTTCCAGATTTATACCATGTCGATCATTGTCGAGTAGATCAGTAAGACGTTTAGCCACTTTTTTGCGAAAGTCATCTGGGTATTTGATTATGTAAGACGCCATTGTTGTATGCAATAAAAACATGTAAGTATCTATTCAATTTTTTAGGTTAGATATAGTCCTCTTCACTAAGCTCATCGTCGGGTACAACAAAGTCATCAATGACATACCCCTCTTTAGTACGCGGACGGTCTTCCTCACTCTCTTCTTCGCTCTCTTCACTCTCTTCTTCGTTGCCCAAATCTTCAAACCCGCCGAACAAATGTTCATATATATGATTCCAATCATCTACCGAGATATTGACTGGCTTATCACCTGAGTAATTGACAAGTACCATTGTACCAAAATACAGGACGGAATCAACTGGCGGGGGGAGATCATACTTATTCTCATAATTCGCTCGACCGGCGTCTTTTGCATATAACGCAACTGAAAATTTCTTTCCTTTTACAGTACATCCCCATGTGGTGCGCTTTTCAAACCCATCCACACTTTTAAACCCCGCTCTACGCGACAATGCATCACACTCTGTACTCTTGACAGATGCATTCTTTACCTGCCCTTTTTTATCAATTAGGATAATATCAATCATTTTGCTGTATGCCGGTATATTGATACACAGTTCAATTCAATTTTGCGTTCGTGACATAAGTTTATGTTATATAATACTATTATGGGCCTATTATTTTATTCAATACTCTATCTTCTTGTTATTGTTGCCATCCATAAGCTGTATATATATGTACAAACGTCATTCACAAAACCCGTTATGAAATCTACTGTTCTGACTGAACCGCCTGATGATGATCACTCACTGAACGACGAGTTTACAATGCATTTGAAAAACTCAAATGATGACAATGATTCTGATTCCGACGACGACCTTGATGCAGAATTTAACAATGCATTGAATATGTAGTATTTAGGAAATATACATAAAGCTAATGGATTATGCAGTGTAATGGAGCTGGAACAACATGAAACGATGGAATTCTTGAATCGTATTCCAAAATACGAACTTTCCTATGAAACTATGCGTCATAAGAAAGATACGACATACGACATATGTACGGCCATTCCTTACGGGAAAAAAGTGCTATGTTGGTTTACATTTCAGGATGATAAATATGTAGCCTTATTTTTTGACATGGATAGGGAACGGAAATTGGGGAGATGCACATGTTTTCATCACGACAACATCCCATTAGCCCTTGGGACAATCGTATATGGCAGTATGATTTCATCGAACAATTCAACACATAATTATTATGTAATTGAGGATGTGTTATATTATAGCGGACTGTCTATGCGCGGTTATCATGCATATGAAAAATGGTATTTAATATCCAGTATTGTGGACACATGCAAAGGCATGTTTTCGCAGTATGGAACACATTTCTTCATGCCTTATATTTGGAAAGCGGATAATGAGTACAATGGAGTTTTACCGCAAGGTGTAAGAGATAATATCGGTTACAGCGTACATCACATACAATACAAATCTTACAAAGATCGCACAATATGCTTAAACGTTCCTCTCGCAAAAGCAACTGCACCATCAAAACCAAAGGGGCAGCTTTCGTGTCTTGAACTAAGTTGCGCATATTCTCATGATTTTACAAAGCCGCAGTACAGACATAAAACTGTTTTTGAAGTGAAAGCAGATCCAATGGCAGACACATATCATCTGTTTGCATACGGCAAAAAAGGGTCACGTGAATACTTTGGAAAGGCCACCGTGAACAATTACGAAACCAGTGTAAAGTTGAATAAAATGTTTCGTATCGTCCGCGAAAACGACAATCTTGATACCATTGAAGAAAGCGATGATGAAGAAGAATTTCAAAATACATCTCCTCATAAATATGTAAAACTGGATAAAACCGCTGTTTTACTATGCGAGTTTTCAAAGAAATTTCGAAAGTGGGCAATCATCGGAAATGCTCCCAAAGAGAGTAGGATTGTCCATATTGGACAGCTTGTGCGCAATTATCAGACCATTCGTTAAAATGTCTTTCTGCATAAATGCTAATAAAAGTGCTTGGGTGGATCGGATTTATGCTCACAAGCACTTTTTGGTGTAGTCCGAAGGGTGGTCCAAAATAGGCCCAAAATTGTTGCTAAATAACCTCAAAAATGCGAAAAATGCACATTTTTGGCATTTGTGACTGAGCTGAGCATAATTCTAAAAACTGAAATAATAAAATTATTTAACACTGCAATATTGCTATTGTCCATTATCGGAATGATAAAAAAGTCAATTTTGAAATTGTAAATTTTTGTAAATTTTTGTTTTTTTACAAACTTTTTTCGTTTTTCCAAAAATGGACAACGAAATTTTCCAAAAAAACAAAATAAAAGTTTGTAAAAAATGAAAAAGTGGTTGTTAGCATGATGCTCACAACACTATTTTAAATTTTGCACTTTTGTGACTGAAAATGGTTGTCCACATTTCCACTCTCTTTTCAATTTTCGCATTTTTCGGGTGTATTTTTTGAACGTTTTTGAACGCTTTTTGAACGCCCCAAAATTTTGCGTTCCATTGCCGAACAACTGTCTGAGCATAACTGCTCAGAAACCAAAATGAAAATGTTCGAAAAAAATCCCCAAAAAATTTTTTGAACAAGACTGAGACCTTACTGAGTTTTTTCATAGGCGACTACATGCACTGCATTTTATAGTAACAAAGCGCGACATTTTTTCGGCATTTTTTGGCATTTTTTCTGTTGATATATTATCAACGCAAAAAATGCCTAAATGCTTTTTTTTTCTAAAAATTTAACAAAAAAATACCATTTTTTTTTTTA